TCCCCATCCAATCCCGTATTGGAGATCGACGGATCTCCCGGTTGAGCCGTAGCTGAATCCCTCGATGGCCACTTTATCCCCGAATTCCAATTGCTCGATTACTTGATCGATGATGTCGACCATCCGGGCGGCTCCCAGCTCTTTAGAACGTATTTCCATCGAATCAATGCGTTCCCCGTTCCGATCGAGGATGACGATTCCCGTTTTCGTGCTCGGATCGATTCCGACGTATCGCACCATTTCATGACCCCCCTTTAAATTTGATGAAACATTGCGATTAAATTCTGTATCTTCTCTTGGTTCTGAGGTGTGTTCTGGACCTCGATGTACAATTTCCATTTACCGTCGCTCCGCTCGAACCGGAAGTCGTAATCTTCCGATGGCATTGAAACAATATCCCTAGCCGGAGGTTTTTCCTCGCCTTGCTTTGTTGTGGGCGCAGTTGGCTTCCTAAGCGAGTAAAACCATCTCCCTCTGCATGCGCTCTCGCTCTTACCGATGGCAAACGCTGCTGCCGAAAAAGCTGCGCTTTGTTTTTCTCCCCGTTGTTCGTAATCGCGAATGATTTCGGTTAGTTTTTCGTCCTGCCAATGGTTCCAAGAGTCCTTTCTAATTCCTGCTCTACCTATCTGCAATGTTCTTCCTCCTTTTTTGTTCTTCCGTCTCCGCTACCTGTTCCCAGCAGCAAGCGAAGAAATCTTGTATTGTATCTCTGATCTTCGAATCAGGAACACCGGCATACCGTAAATCAGTCCACATCTGTCTCGTTAAGTGATCTAGTCGGCGCAAGTGGTCTTTATAGAGGTATTCATAGCTGGAAAGGACTTCTGTCCCTCTTGTTGGGTAATGGCGGTTCATATCGTGTCATCACTTGTCATTCTTCAAGAAGCCTCCTTGCGCGCTCCTTCGCTATCTCCTGCCGGTAGCTGGATGACTTGTTCTCAACGATTACCGACACTTCGAGAATCCGATCGTAAATTCGTTTTGCTGCGATCTCCTGTTCAACCGTGGCCTTTTCCTTGTCCGGCATGAACCGGTATAGCAACTCGGTAGGAGTGAAATTGGTTGTAAAAAGCGTCGGCTTCTTATTGCGGTACCTGCCGTCGATGATCCGAAACATGGACTCCAGTACCCAATCACTGATTTTCTCTGCTCCGATGTCATCCAGTACAAGGAGGTCGCATTTCAGAACGGCGTTCATGATCTCATGCTCCGATTCCTTGGACTGTCGATTAAACGTGCTCCTTATCCGTCCAAGCAGCTCCGGCACGCTCTGGAACACCGGAATGAATCCTCTTGATTTGATGTCATGGCATATTGCGGCCGCAAGGTGACTCTTCCCATTTCCCGGATCCCCCCACATGAGCAACGAAGTTCCGACAGACCGATCAAACTTGCCGGCATACCGTCTGGCTATGTCGACTACCTTCTCGCTTCCCTCTCGACCTTTGAATCTATCGAATGTGCATTCTTGGAACCGGTCGCCCAGAGAGGAAAACGAAAATTTCCGTTCGATCTCCGCTTTTGCTTTCCGCTCTTCGGCTTCCGCGATATCTTTTTCGAAGGCGTCAATCTCGCATTTGCACCTCGGCTGAACGGCCTTCTCGCTCCCGAGGATGACCACTATCTTCTTGGGCACGAGGTTCTTGCAGATCGAGCAGTAATAATCCTCAGAGGGAGAGATGGTCATATTCTCCACGGCCTCTTTCAGGGCTTGCCCGAGATTTTGCATCTGAATTCCCCCTCTCCCAAGTTCTGATTGCCGCTTTCCAGTCTTTCATTTTGTTTTTGCCTATCATCCAACCTTTTGAGGCGTAGAAATCAAACCACTTCGATGAGTCGACTCCGTTGTTTCGTTCCTCACAGAATGATTTCACTTCTTCCAAAGTCGGAGGCTTGAATGTGTTTCGTCCGGGCGATTTATCGCCCCTATTATCTTTTATAGGTACTGTATGGTTAGGTATGGTTGGGTTAGGTTCGGTAGCCCCGTGACCATCATGGCCGTCATCTGGATTTCCTTGTGACTCCTGTGTGACAGGCGCGTGACGGGCGCGTGACTTCTTCTTCCGTTCCCTATTTTGCTCCCTCTTTTCGATCAGCCGACCCGCATAATCATGCCAATCATGAATGTGATATTCGCCTTCTCCGCCTTCGATAAACCCCGATCCGAATAAAGCATGGTGGAGTATTTTGGGCTCTCCCTCCCAACCGCAAGCGTCAGCCACTTCATCCATGTCGTAACGAGATATATCCCCGTCTTGGGCGTAATCCATTGCCCACCACCAAAAGAAGTGGAGATGACCAACGGCGGCCGGAAGAGAGACACCGAGTAGGCGAGACAGCTTTTTTGTTTTCGGATGCCTCGCTAGTTCCTGGTGGCTCTCGATCCACGCCATTATGCATTTCCCCTTAAAACAGTGTTTATCGCTACTGCAATAAATCGCTTTGACTTTATTCCCTCCGGCGTCTCATCGAGCCAATCGTGACACTTCATGCAGAGGTGTAGAAGGTCCGTCACCTTCGTTTTATGGTCGATGTGCGGCCTCCCAGTTAAGTGCGCCCGCTCTGTTGCTTGGGCTTGTCCGCAGAGCTCGCAGACGCCCTTGGAGCGGTCTTTGAGCTCTTTGTCTACGGACTGACTGATGTCGCCTTTCTGTTTCTGCGTGAGGCCCCCGCGGCCGTGTTTAGATGGCTTAGGGGCGGGGTTGAAGCCGAACATCAGTACAACGCCAGAGCGGCGTAATGCTTGATCTGCGCAATCTTCTTCGTCGCCCTGCAGTAATCACACTTCTCGCAGCGGTTCGGCTGTTCAAGGCCGGCTTTGACTGCCTTCACACGTTCGATATGATTGCCCACGATCGCAAGGCTTTGCTCGATGACGTCGAAGTCGAAATAGATGATTTCATGGTCTGGCGGATCCTGCTTGGTCACGACGACCATATGCGGGATAAGCCATTCAGGGCGCCCGGTCACTCGCTTCTCGATTTCGGCGTATACAGCCATCTGGATCGTATATCCGTAGTGGTCGAGGAAGTTCTCATAGACCTGAGCATCCTTGTTCCACCATTTGCCGTCGATTTCTTTCAGCGCCTTCAGGTCTGCGAAGATCCCCGGTCGTCCGCCGATAATCGGCTGATAGCTGTCGATCATGATCTTCCACGGGGTCCCGAACATTTCGGCCGTCAGAATAACTTCTTTCTGGCCGGCGAGTGCCTTCATGACAAGTGGATCGCTTGCGAGCACTTTGATCATCTTGTTGCAATGTTGAAAGTTTGATTTGAGCTGTCCGGCCGTCGCGCCGCGACTGCTGTACAGATCCGGGTTGTTGGCCTTGAATTCATCCAGCGTTCCCTCGTTCCAAGAGTGAAGGTAATGCCCCTCGTCGAAAGCATCTTTCTGCGGCCTCACGTAGTCACCTGTGAGCTCCGCCATCGCTCGGGCTTCACATCCCCCATAGGAGGGAAGGAAACCCTTAAACTGGCTCACGGACATGTAATGAAGGTTGGCCTCGTTGGAATAGTAGTTATCCTTGGTCAGCTTCATTGCCGACCTCCTCGAACTCCGCATCCACGACAGTCGCATTCGGATTCAGCGGACTTTGCTGTTGCGGCTTCTGTTCCTTGGAGAAATCGAAATCGCTAGATTCTTCGAAAGCTTGGGCCTGTTCGATCGTGTCGAAGTCTAGCTCGATGTTTTTGCATAGGCGGCGAAGAACTGTCTTCTTGTACATCTCGCCAGGGCTCTTCGTCCAGGCTTTCCCGTCCGCTTGCTTGGAGTAATTCTTACGCGTTGCTTCGATATCGGCCGTAGACATTACCTCGTACACCATGCCGCCGTCTTCAAATTGAGCTACCGCAAAAGCGCCCAGAATTTTCCCATCATTGAAGGGAAGGGGTTCAAAATCGATCGTTTGATTTCCATCCTTAACCCATTCTTTGAAGGAGTCTCCTTCACGCACAAGCTTTGCATAAATGTCTTTGACCGGCCGGACGCTGTACTTCTTGGCAAGCTTCTTCTCGCCTTTGTAATCCGTCTGGAATTGCACCTGTCCGCCGTAAACGATCGCATAGCATTCCTTGTTAAAGAAGTCCAAGCCGAGGAACGCGCCCTTTAGCATCGTCCTAGCCACACTCGTAGCGTCGCATTTTTCGATTCCGCTCGTATCCTGCAGTACGGTCATGCAGTTTTGGAGGAATCGCGTCTTGTTGAAGTTCGAGGGCATTGCCTCGCGCTTAGTGTCGAGGAGTTTTTCAAGGTTGTTATGGATGACTACCAGTTGATTCGATTGATTAGACACTCTTACACCTCCGTAGGTGGGTAAAGTTCGTTATAATGATCATCGATTCGTTCTGCCGCTGCACAAATCTGATCAAGTTTGGGTGAAAGTCTCTTACCTAGTTCAACAATGTCCCAATACTCGTTTTTTTGAAGTCTCCATAATTCTTGAACAATAGAGATAATTTCCTCGGCTTCAGACGGTTTGTCCGGGTTGGGAATCATGACCATATTCCGTCCATCCTTTCCACGCCGTACCAATTAGCGAAATGCTCTCCGTTGACGAAGTAATCCCCGTCATAGCGGACGATTCCCTCGTCTCCAAAATAAATATTTTCTCCGCAGCCGCATGCGCAGGAGGCCACCAAATCAAGTGCGTCCTCCTGCGGATCGCTGAACGGAAGCTCATCCCTTGGCATAAGCGTTTACCAACCTGCGACGGCGCTCCAGACGCTTGCCGGCTTCCGGCCCCATCAACGATAAGTTCGTATTTTCTTGCTCCAAAGCGACGATCCGAGCCTTCAGGTCGGCATTCTCGAGCTTGAGACGCTTCATTTCGTGAGACAGTCTCATAAAAATCCTCCTTGCCCCAATCGCAACTATGCGATATCATGGGGCTAACTTGTTTTTGTCTTGCGGCCCTCTCTCAGCTCTCACCCTGAGATGGGCTGTTTTTCATTTCTCGTTTCCTTCGCGATCGTAACCGCGGCAATCCCGCAGCTTTTCTGGAGGGGCTGGTATGGCTTTTAGTGCCCTCTCGTCAGATTGCTTCGCCATAACCACTAGAGCCATAACAAGAACTCCAATCGCCGTACCGACGAATACCCCTGCGATAAAACCGCCGATCATGGCGCCATCGGAGCAAAAATGGCGTGAAGTCCGTAAACCAATTTGTCTTTCTGTTTGTACTCAATCCTCCGGTATTGACCGCGAATAAAGAGCCAACCTTTCATCCGTTTCACCTCCCCGTCGAAATAGTCCCGATCGATATTTCCTTGACCACCGTCGTATAGATCTCCTTGAGCCTCGGATCCGCTTCGATGACGTCCAT